CGTCGGCTGCCGGATGAGCACCGAGGTCGTCGAGGACGCACTCGTCTCGCTCGCGGATGCCGTTGCAACCGAGTTCAGCACTTCTCTCAGCTTCAAAATCGACCAGTGCGGCTGGATCGGTGACGGCACGAGCACCTACGGCGGCATCACCGGCGTCGTCAACAAGATCAACGACGGCACCCACACCGCCTCGGTCGTGTCGGCCGCGTCTGGCAACACGGCGTTCGAGACGCTGGACATCGAGGACTTCCTCGCCGTGATGGGCAAGTTGCCACTCTACGCCCGCCAGGGCGCGGCCTGGTACGTCTCCCCGTCCGGCTACGCCGCGAGCATCGCCCGCCTGAAGTACGCCGCCGGTGGCAACACCGTCGACAACCTCGGCGCCGGCGCTGGCGAGTCGTGGCTGGGATATCCAGTGCGGATGGTGCATGTAATGAACAGCACCCTCGGTGCGGACGCCAGCAAGGTGAAGGTGCTCTTCGGCAACCTCTCCCTCGCCTGCATCTACGCTCGGCGTCGTGACTTCTCGGTGCGGCTGTTCGATCAGGTCTACGCGACCACCGACCAGCTCCTGCTCCAGGGAACGATGCGGTTCGATTCGGTCGCACACACCCTTGGCTCGACTTCGGAGGTCGGTCCCGTGATCGCTCTCCGTTCGGCCGCCTCGTGATAACAGGAGAACCTGAAGCATGATCCACTCCCAGAACCACAAGGTCGTCGCGGAAGTCCCCTCGGCCGCCATTGGTGCGACCGCGACGGCCACGCTGACGATCGACACCATCGGCTTCGACCACGCCAGCGTGACCGTCCTGCGGGCGAGCAACGCCAGCACGGTGTTCGCAAGCGTGATCAAGGTCGAGGAGTCCGACGACAACTCGGCCTACACGAACGTCACCGCCCTCGTCGGCGGCGGCACCGGCGGGTTCACGATTCCGGCTGTCTCCAGCACCTCGGCGACGTCCATCCTCAAGATGGACATCGACACGCGGGCGAAGAAGCGATACCTCAAGGTGTCCTACACGCCCGGCGCGACCGCGACCGTGGCGATTACGGCTCGCCTGGGTCGCGGTGAGGAGTCGCCGGTGTCGAGTACGGAGGCCGGTGTCATCGGCCTAGTTGTTGGCTAGTCCCGTCCAAGCGGGACGGCCATGATGGCCGACAAAGGCGCAAGGATGCGCGCCCGCTCCTTCCAAGGAGCGAATCATGCTGCTGCGTATTGGTAACTGTGAAGCCGAGGTGAAGGTCGCCGCTCTGATGAGCGTGCCTCGCCTCGGCTTCACTGACAACTTCTTCTGCATCTCGCAGGCTCTTGCGCCGCACGGGATCGCGCCGATCAAGCACACGGGCGTGTTCTGGGGGCAGTGCGTCCAGAGGTGCCTCGAGCAGGTGATCGACACGCACGACGTCGTGCTCACCATCGACTACGACACAATCTTCACCGCGAAGACCGTCGAAGCGCTCCTGGCCCTGCTGATGCACTCCGGCTACGACGCCATCGCGCCGCTCCAGACCAAGCGGGAGGCGAACACGGTGATGTTCGCCCTCGAGGGCGTGTCGCCGGATGACAAGACGACCGTCGAAAACGACTGGTTCAGCAAGGTCGTCCAGCCCGTCGAGACGGCCCACTTCGGCTGCACGTTCATTCGCACCGCCGCGATCAAGAAGATGCCCAAGCCGTGGTTCCTCCACGAAGCCAACGAGCGGGGCGAGTTCAACGGCGGCCATGTGGACGAGGACATCTATTTCTGGAAGAAGTTCCACGCCAGCGGGAACAAGCTCGGCATCGCCACCAACGTCAGCGTCGGCCACGCCGAACTGATGATCACCTGGCCCTCGCGGAGCGTCGAGAGCGGCAAGGTGCAGCAGCACACGACTGAGTTTTGGAACGGCGGCAAGAAACCGCCCGAGGGTGCCTGGGGGTTTGTGCCATGAAGATCAGAATCGTCAAGCCGTTCTCCGGCTACCGCGCCGGCCAGGAGTTCGACTGGGGCGACGGCGCCGCCCGTATCTACATCGCCCGGGGGCTGGCCGAGGAGGTGGTTGAGCGGCGGCTCGAGACGGCGACGGTCGAGAACCGCAGCGAGCAGGCGACCATGCCGCTCCCCCGGAGGAAGGTCCGATGACTGTCACCATCACCTACGGCTCGCCGGAGTTCCCTTCGGCGGGAGTCACGCCCTACCGGAGCGTCATCAAGTACACCGCCCCTGCGGCCTACCCTATCACGCTGACCGAGGCCAAGTCGCAGTGTCGCGTCGACACCTCCGACGAGGACACCTACCTGAACAGCCTGATCGCGATGGCGACGGAGTACGTCGAGAACGTGCTGGACATCAGCCTGATCTCCCAGACGCTTGAGGCCCGCTACGACTGCTTCCCCTTGTGGGAGATCGTCCTGCCCCGCCCGCCGATGGCGAGCGGCACGGTGACGGTCATCTACCGCGACGAGGCGGGGGCCAGTCAGACGATCACCTCGGCCGCGTCGGCGTTCCAGACCGACCACTACGTCACGCCGGGCCGCATCTACCCCTTGTACGAGGGCGTCTGGCCGGCGGTGCGTGGCGACGAGAACAGCGTCGTTGTCCGCTGGCCGGCGGGCTACGGGGCCAGCGGCTCGAGTGTGCCAAGCACCGTCAAGGGGCTGCTCCTTCTCCTCGTGGCCCACTGGTTCGAGATGAGACAGCCCGTGGTCACCGGCTTCAGCCAAGTGCTGCCGGTTCCGCAGACGTTCGACACGCTCCTGGCGGCCTCCGGGTGGGGCGGATACCGATGAGCCTGACGGCGACGGTCGACGCGCGGGTGCAGGCCAGGACGCGGGCGACCAGCGGCCTGACTGCGTCCCTTGACGACCACACGCTGTCGTTCTTCTTCGACGTCGGCGACTGCACGAAGGTGTGGAGCGACCGCCGGACATTTGCCTCCGGCTTCGACGACATCGACTTTTCGACCATCGGCGTCGGCACCGTGAAACTCCTGTGCCTGAAGAACCTGTCGACGACCAGCCAGATCGCCTTGTCGGCGGGATGGACGGGGAGCCAGTTCAGCGTCTTTCGGCAGGACGCTACGTCGTGGAACTTCTCGCCGATGATCAACCTGGGGTCGCTGTCGCTTCGGGGCTATCCGATCCGCGAGGGCGGCGCGTTTCTGCTCTCCTGCCCCAACTCGGCGGGCTTTGCCACGACGTCCGGCGGGAGCATCCTGCGGGTCGGCGGAACGACGGGGCAGCAGTACGAAATCTACGTCATGGGAACCTGACCGATGGCACTCTCCGCTCAGATCAACTTGCTGCTCATGGCCCACGAAACCTCGAGCGGCGACCTGTCGAGGACGCTGCGGGCCACGCCGGCGAGCTACTCGCTGGCGATTGCCGACGGCACCGGCGACAACCAGGCGCAGGTGGTGTGGAGTGCCTCGAGGACTGCGACGACGTCGAACGACGACTTGATGCTTTCGGCGCTCGCTGACACCCGCGACGGCGCGGCCGTCACGGTGACGTTCACGCAGATCAAGGTGGTGTACGTCAGGAACACAAGCAGCACGCAGAACCTGAAGATCGGCGGGGCGTCCGGCGTCGGCGTTTTTGCAGGGATGCCGATAAGCGTGGTGTTGACGATCCCGCCCGGCGGATGCTACCTGTTCTCAGTGCCGTCCGCTGGGGGGGTCGCCGCATCCGCTGGCATATCTGTGGCCCGCTTCGCCGCTGAAGCCGGCACATGCACCTACGACGTCGTCCTCATCGGCGAAGGGACCGTGGCGTGATCATCGGCCAGATGCGGGAGCGCGTGGCGGTCAAGGCCCAGACGGAGGTGCGAAAGCCCTCCGGCGAGACGGTCATGGACTGGAGCACGACGGTCGCGACTGTCTGGGGCAGCGTCAACGGCCTGTCGAGCCGGGACATCCTCCAGGCCCAGCAGGCCAACGTGATCGCGACGCACCGCCTACGCATCCGCTACCGGGCCGACGTCACGCATCTCAACCGCTTGGTGTGGCGTGGCCGTACTATGGAGATTGCGGCGGTCGTCGAGCGGGACAACCGCACGGCCCTGGAAATCCTGGCCCGCGAGGTGCAGTGATGGCAATCCAGATCGACGCAACGCAGCCGCGCGACTTCGGCGGCCGGTCGGCCCGGCAGATCGTCGAAGGATTCGTCAGCATCCAGACCGCCGGCGCTCGAGAGATCGCCAAGGAGCTGGAACTGATGGCCCTGCGGGCGCAGCGCGACCCGGGGCAACTCCGCGCGAAGGCCGTCAAGAGGGCGTCGGAGATTCTGGTCAAGGGCTACCGATCCAAGATCAACAACGTCACCGACAACCTCTCCAAGTCCATCGCGACGCGAATCCGGCAGTACGACGGTGCAACGGTCGCCATCACCGGCCCGCGAGTCACCGGCGCGGTCGGGGCCGACCCAGATATGGGGAGCGGCAACCACGCCTGGCTGGTCGAGTTCGGGACTGGCCCCCGCCGCCCCGGCACGCAGGGCCGTCGCACCTACATCAACGTCCACCAGATGATCAATGGGAAGATGAACCGGGCCGGCACGTTCAACGACAAGCAGTTCGCCAGCATGAGCCGCGGATACTACTTCCTCATGGGGTCCAAGAACGAGCGAACCAGGCAGGCGAAGGCCGGCAGCGGCGGCGACCATGACTTCTGGACGCCGAAGGGCGGCGGAAAGCAGCGGCCGGTCACACTTCAGCCTGGCGAGACGTACCGCCCGATGCCAGCGAAACACCCGATGGAGAAGACGATCTCCGAGAACTCCTCGGCCGTCCTGGCCGCGCTGATCGCGAACATGCGGAACTACATCGAGGAGCTTCAGTGATCACGAAGCCAGAGGACTACGTCTACTACCGGCTCACCGGCTCACCGGCGGTCGCCAGGCTCGTCGGGTTCAACGTCTACCCGATCGCCGTACCGAAGTCGGCCGGCTTCCCGTTCGTGGTCTACAAGCGGCAGAACATCATCCGCGAGGCCAGCCTGGGCGGGCCGCTGTTCGCCCCCCTCCTGTCGATCCAGATCGCCTCTTGGGCGCTCACCCACGACGCCGCCCGGGAGTTGGGGGACGCCGTCCGGCTTGCGCTGGATGGCAACACCGGCACCGCTGCCGGGGTTACAATCCAAGATATGAGGCTCGTCAGTGAGACTGACGACTTCTTGGACCCGACGGCCGTAGGAGCACAACTCCCCCCGGCCTACG